ACTAACTTGGCCTACTGGCATGCCAAACGTGGTTACAAGTACGGTGAAAAGGATGCACTTCAAGATGTTAAAACTTGGGTTGAGCATCAAGCATATTATCTAACAGAAGCCACTGTAGAATTAGCCAAAGAACGTGGACCTTGCAGAGAAAGTGCTAGAACACGATATGGACAAGGTATCTTTCCGTGGGAGTTACGAGCCGAAGCAGTTAACGATTTGGCAGAATTTAGTCCTGAACTTGATTGGGAAACTCTCAGAGAAAACATGATGAAACACGGTGTTCGTAATGCTACATTAATGGCTATAGCACCAGTTGAATCTTCCTCAGTAGTTATTAACTCTACAAATGGTATTGAGATGCCAATGAGTTTAATCTCTGTAAAAGAAAGCAAAGCTGGTTCTTTCGTTCAAGTAGTACCTGAATATCAAAAACTAAAAAACAAATATCAACTAATGTGGGATCAGCGAGACTGTGATGGTTACATCAAAACCGCCGCTGTATTGGCTGCTTATATAGACCAAAGCATTAGTACTAACACTTTCTACAATCCGGCATTTTTCCCTGATCGTAAAGTTCCTACAACACTTATAGCTAAAAATCTGATGCAAGCTCATATTTGGGGCCTAAAAACTTTTTATTATAGTTTGATTAATAAAGCAGGAAGTAAATCAGTTACCGAAGAAGCGCCTCTTGTCCCTATCGATTTTGATGATGAGTCTGACTGTGAAGCTTGCAAATTATAAGGACAACATACAATATGAGTTATATTATCGGATCGTTGCCACCAATCAAATGTTTTGTTAAAAGAGAATTTCTTTATAACTTTGAAAAAGGTCACGGTGAGTTAGAACCTGCAATATGGGTTAGCCTCAAAGCCCTACGAGGGCAAGTGTTTCGTATTGAATCATTATTACCTAATTACGGAGCACTATATGATAAACTACCTATCCACGCTTATGTATGGCAAGAAAACTATACGGGAAATTTACCTATAGATACTTTACAGCTTTGGGATTGCATGGGATATCGCTTTACTATTATTGAAAAAATAGGTCTGCGTAATCTAGGTGTTAAGTTTTTAGGAAAAGATCGTGCATGGCATCACGGAATATATTTATTTACAGTAGACTTTTGTGCTGACGGAATGGATGTTGATACTGGCTTTACTGAGGTTGCTGAAGAACATAAGTCATTTAATTTTATTCGTCTAGAAAACGGTCAGTTTGCTTGTCAGCCTAACAATCGATGTTTGTGGTATGATCAAAGTTTGATTTCAGGCAAAGTAAAATTCCCAGACTTCAAAGCCGCGCAGACTATTTTCACAGTGGATGGCACACGCAAATGGATTGCCGGAGATGATTGGTTTTACACTATTGACGAAAAAAATGAATAACAGGACATATCAATGACCGCTAGAAGTAATTTAGCACAAGGCAGAGAGAGCTATGATGCTGAATTAAGTACAGGCTTGGTTGAATTTTTCAATAGAAATATTACTCCTTATCCTACAGAATCTAGTGGGCCTAAATTTGATTTGATTCCTGTTGAAAAACAAAAAGACATTATGGTCAATGTAGCCAAAATGCACGCCCAACAAGAATATAATCGTATTATGGATTTGGTTAATGTACTACAGAAACAAGCAGCCAGTATTAAACGTAGACTAGATATTACCGAATCAGTGCATAGTGCTAAATATAACTTTCAAATATATCATGGGCAGATATATTGGCTAGCATTTAATCATGTAGATAAATGCACAATATTGACACATAATGGACCTGATGATTGGAGTAGCGGACCACCAAGTCATTATGAGTACATATGCAAGGTGAAATGGTTAGGCGACTATACGTGGATAGAGCTTGACAAAGACGATAATTATAACTAAAATAGAAAACTATGTCAAAACACCAATACAACCTAAACACTAAAACAGACTATATAAATCGTAAAATGTTTCTAGACCCTGAAGGTCCTGTTACAATTCAACGCTTTGAAGAAGTCAAGTATAATAAATTACAAAAGATAGAACAAACAGCTAGGGGATTCTTTTGGGTACCCGAAGAAATTTCTCTATCTAAAGATGCTAATGATTTTAAAGATGCCAGTGATGCAGTTAAGCATATCTTTACTAGTAACTTATTAAGACAAACCGCACTTGATAGTATTCAAGGTCGTGGGCCAGCACAGGTTTTTACACCTGTTGTTAGTCTACCTGAACTAGAAGCACTAATGTATAATTGGAGCTTCTTTGAAACTAACATACATAGTCGCAGTTATAGTCATATCATTCGTAATATCTATAATGTGCCAAAGGATGTGTTTAACACCATTCATGACACTAAAGAGATTGTGGACATGGCAAGCAGTGTGGGTAACTATTATGATCAATTGCATATGATTAATTGCCATAAAGAACTTGGCGAGGCAATCAGTGAAAAGGTACATGTAAGAGCTATTTGGCTAGCACTTAATGCTAGTTATGCGCTTGAAGCATTTCGTTTTATGGTTAGCTTTGCTACTAGTCTTGCTATGGTCGAGAATAAAATCTTTATTGGCAATGGTAACATTATTAGTCTAATTTTACAGGATGAACTTTTACATAAAGAATGGACTGCTTGGATGATTAATCAAGTAGTAAAAGAAGATCCTAGATTTGCTCAAGCAAAACAAGAGTGTGAGCAAGAAGTATACAGTATGTATATGGATGTTATTAGAGAAGAAAAAGATTGGGCTACTTATTTGTTTAAAATGGGTCCTGTAATTGGACTTAATCCTAACATTCTACGAGATTTTGTAGATTATACCGCATTACATGCATTAAAAGATATTGGAATCAAATACACCAATACTAATGTTCCAAAAACTACTCCGATCCCTTGGTTTAATAAACACAGTGACACAAGTAAAAAACAAACAGCATTACAGGAAAATGAATCAACTAACTATGTATTGGGCGTAATGAGTGAATCACTTGATTATGACCAATTACCTAAGGTATAAAAAGGAGAAAGAAAATGAAAGCTACAGTATGGAGTAAAAACAATTGTTCTTATTGTGACCAAGCAAAAGCATTGCTAACAAGCAAAGGAATTCAATTTGAAGAAAAGAAAATTGGTGAAGGTTGGACAAAAGAAGAATTATTAGAGGCAGTACCAACTGCCCGATCAGTGCCACAAATTTTTCTCGGTGAAGAGTATGTGGGTGGGTTTCCAGAACTCAAACAAAAATTAGCAGCCTAAGGAATATAATGCTTAATAAAGATGAAATTTACACGTTTAAATTAAACAGTGGAGAAGAATTGATCGCTAAAGTAATTAAAGTAGAAACAGATTTTATTACTATTTTTGATCCAGTATCAGTAGCACCCGGACCACAGGGGTTAGGACTAGTTCCTAGTCTGTTTACCGCAAATCCCGAGGGTGAAATAAAGCTAAATACTAATAGTATTGCAATTTATGGAATAACGGATGAGAGTATACAAGCAAAATATACTCAAGCAACAACTGGAATAGCAGTACCTAATAAAAAATTAATCTTAGGATAATATGGCGCAATTGAGCAGACAGGGAGATGCAAATTCCGCAGGTGGAAAAATTATACGAGGCGCTGGTACAGTGTTCGCTAATGGTATACCTGTGGGATTACATGTAAGTGTAATGACTCCCCATGCTCCGTTTGGAAAACCCCATCCTCCGCATAGTGCTGCTAGAACTACATCAGGTAGTCCTACTGTTTTTGCTGAAGGAGAACCTGTATTAAGAACTGGTTCAGGTAATACATGCGGTCATCCTATCGTAGATGGTAGTCCGGACGTATACTGCCCATGAGTACTACAGGTAAACAAAGTCCATTAGGTGTAAATGTAAATAGTTCCTTATTACAAAATATAGGGCTATGTATTAACCCTACTAATCAAGGGTACATAGGAACCAGTAAGACAAATACTACTTACACTCCGGGTAGTCTAGTTAACAACACATGTTTAAAACCTTTGACCTATGCCATATATGCTGCGTATAATGGCAATGTTGCTAAAACTCCTACAGGAACTTCGACCTATGACAATTTAATTGCTATAGGTGAAGATATTATCCCTGCATTAGGTAATGCAAAAAGCCCAGGATACACTACTAGTGACCCTACTGGTCAATGGCAAGGAGAGGCTACGACTGGTTATTCAACAGCCGGTGATACTGGCGATGCACAAAGTGCAACTTGGATTCCTTATGATACTACTAATAATAACAAAAGTGTTACCCAATGGGGATTTTTGAGATTATATGCTCTTCAAGCTTGGAATGAATTTAATTGGAATGGCATTGTAGCAGGTTCAGGCATGCCTGAGTATAAAGATTTTGTATCAAGTTTTCTAAATGCTCAAAATTTTATAGATTATTCTAATACTACAATCAATGCAATACAAGGATCTAGCAAGTTCCTTAAAGGCACTTATAGTAATATGAATGACCTCATCAGTGCTGATGTAACTGGTGTTAGTCTAGCAACTCAAGCGTTTGGTCAAGACTGTATTACAGCAGGTAAGGTAATAGACTTATCAAAGATACTAAAGTTTGGTTTACCCTCAGTACTACTACAAACTATTAAAAAGTATAATACAATAACACAGTCATTAGCATTGTCGCTATTGTCAGCAGGATTGGCATCACAAGATATTGATGATATTGCTAGTGGAAGATTGTTAACCCCTACTAAATTACAAGAGCAACAGATATACGGGGCATTTTTAATTATTATAGGTCAAGATTTAGATGACATATTAATACCATTAAATTGTAAAACCCAAGGATTAGAGTCTCTTGCTGATTTGTTAAACATTAAGAAATTGTTTCCTAACAGTTATCAATCATTGACTGTGCCTATCTATAATGCTAATCCAGGACCAACTAATGCTAAAACATACTATCCTATATTTGACAATACTTCAGTAAGTTCTAGGCTAGAAGCACCTGCAATAGTTGAACAAATAGGTGTAATTATTCCACCTGGCCCACCTGCTATAGTAGAACCACCTGCTCCGATTCCACCTGAAGTAGCTCCAACCGCAGTTCCTCTTGAACGGTATAGGGGAGGTGGATGTCCTGCACCTTGGATCAATATCATGTTAGCAGATAAAACTTCAATACATGCCAAAGATGTTAAAGAGGGCATGTTAGTTTATACTCAGCATGAAACTACTAAAGAATGGGGTGAGTACCCCGTAACCGCAGTATCATTTGAAAATG